CAAAACATACACGACCATGTTGGTAACCACCTGATGCATCAGTAGCATGTAATGTGATACCATCATCAGCAGAAATCGCTATCCTTGCCTCACCAGTACCAGCATTGGTCATCTGGATGTTAAGGTTGTGATTACCTGTGTCGTCTTGTGTATTCTTTAACCAAAGACTACCAACTCCAGTCTTCTCAATGTCCTGAGTTACAGCACCATCAAGTATGAAATCTGGATCACTGAATAGTGTCTTTACATTGATATCAACTTCTCCAGCACCACCGTCACCAGTATTATTAGCACCGAATAAAAGATTCCCTGAAGTATCGTTAACTTTAACATAGTTTAAGTAATTAAAACCTCTATAACCAGTAGTTGCTGTCAACTCCTGATCTAATTCAAAATTCTCTACGGTATTGCCATCAGCAAAACCAATTCTATTGTTTTGTAGTTGTAAATTATCTACACCTCTTTCTGCGATTGTAACATGACCACCCTGTTCTGGGTCAAGCCATGAAGTTACATCGAAATCTTCTTGAGCAAATGATGCTATACCCTTCTGAGGTGCAACAGCACTTGATAGGTATCTCCATGACCCTGCATCAGATGTATCAGTATGGGTTGGTTCACCAGCACCAGCACCGATATCTAAAATTGACTGATAAAGTTTATCAGAAGCATTCTTTACTATGCTATAACGAGGATATGCTGTACCTGCATCATAAGCAGAAACCTTAGTACCTTGTTTAGCAGTAGCAATAGCAGAAGTCTGAGCATATGTCAGACGACCATATCGGTCTACTGTGAAGTTAGTTGTGTTAACAGTCTCATCACCTGTAGTTGCAGATATAAGAGGTGTGTCTAGGTTACCTACAGGGTTGTAAGTACCAACAACAACTGTTGTATCAGCAAGGTCAATGAATGGGTTAGATGATTGTCCACTACCATTGTTAACAATAATTCTCTGACTACCACCAGTAATAGTCCTTGATATGATAGTACCTTCAGACTGTCTAGATAACAGACCAAAAGTTGTCATACTAGCAAGTGATGTTAAATCACTGTCTAATGGTTGTGCGTCCGTAATACCATAAGCAGTTAAGCTTGTTGGGTTAGTCGCATCAATAATACGACCCCTAGAGTCAACTGTTACCTGACTGTATGTACCTTGAGCATCTAAATCATTAGCATCATAATGAGGTAGAGCAACAACATAATTCAATTCAGCTGTGATAGTTAGGTTCGAGGATCCATCGAACGTACCACTACCCGACATATCACCACCTAGGGCAATTTGTCGAGCGTTTGCTAGTCTTGTTGCTGTAGCACTGTTACCAATAACTGATGCAGTAATAGCACCTGCTTCAAAGTTACCGTCAGCATCTCGTTTAACGAGTGTGTTTGCAGTATTTGATTCAGTTTCGATTGGTCTCTCATATTTGAGAGAGTTCCAGGACGTAACACCATCCCCCACTTTCAGTCGAGAGGTATCTATTTCGATACCAATCTCACCTTGAGCGAGAATTGGGTTGACGTTTGCCCACTGCTGGGCACCATCACGTCTTAATTGTATTCTATTTGCCATTGCTTAATTAGGATCCTAGCACTGCATACAGTCTTACTGGTTTATTTATGCGTCCGCAGCAACAGGAGTCTCCTCAGGAGCAGGCTCTTCTGTCTTTTCTGTCGGATTCAAATACTCCAATGTCTCAATAGCACCTAGCAGCTTTAGTGCAGTAGCTTCATTATCTTTGATTTGTTTAGAGAGTTTGTTATTCTCTTGCACAATATTATTGTACCTTTCTTTAAATTGACCAAGCAATTCATCTTGATCTACAGTTTCTTTCACATCAGCTGTCATGTTTTTTCTCCACGAGTTGTAATAGTAATGACTTCATGTCAGATATATCTGATTTTAATGCATCAACGTCAGTTTGTAAAGTCTCAAACTTCTGTTCCTTTGTACGACGCTTGTTATAAGCAGCCATATATTCATCGTACTGCGTTTTGTTACAGTTAACAATGGCATGGGAATCAGGATCTCTAAACCATCCATCCCTACCCTGGACAGGTAATAACCCATCCTTAAAGGGAATAATGGAGTCTGTGTTTTCGGACATACTTGACAAAGGAATAATAATTAATTATACTCAACCATGTAAGGGTTGGGGATGAGGTTCTAAGTAGCTAACGCTATAGCCCTCAGGTCAGCGATTAAAGGTACTCTAGCCTGACTCCACGACTTCATAACAATTTTAATCTGGAAAGCATTAAAGTTTAATCCCTTCGTTTCATATGCGTAGTCTTTCCACAGAATTTCGTCCGTGGCAGTAGAGTCATACTGTTGTTGTAAGGTAGATATAGGAGCACCAATAAATGTCCATCCTACAGTGTTAGGGTCAGCAGTGTCGCCAGCCTTAAATGCACGATAGTAAACTTTAACTTCAGTACTTGGATGTCTTGTAATCTGAAAATCAACCTTCAACGATCTTGCTTCACTACCTAATCGAGCAAGACGTGTAATATAAACGGCATCATTTTGATCACCTGTTGGTAGGACTGATACATCCATTGTCCTATCAATCTGACCCTGCTGTCCATAAGGAGCAGGACCACCTGGCCACCAGTTGATTCTGTTGGAGGTTGTGATCATCGATAACCTGTCAAGGTCGATACATGGTGATAATGTATCCTTCTCAGTAGTCAATGTTAATGCCATCTTTAATGACTTATTACCATCGAGTTTATTTTGCTCGTTAATTTTTGAGGCGACCATCGCTGGTGCAGCAAGACCATTCAATTCATTCAATACAATGTCGAGATATTGTCCATTATTAATAAATGAATTTTGGTCACGAGGTTGAGAAGCACCTTCTCCACCACCACTACCTACAGATGTAGCAGTAGTAGTGTTAATTCTTGCAGTTACTTCAGTATCTGGCAATACCATAGTAGATATTGTTGGTGTGAAACTTTCAAACTGGACGTTCTGTGAAGACCATACATGAGATCCACCACCACGAATACCATTAGTTGCAACATGATCAACTCTTAACATGAAACTATCAAGCCAAGGACACTCAATAGAGGTGTGGACTTTGTTAATTTCTATTAGAGGTATACCATCTAAGTTGTAACATTCAACTATAGACCCAGAAGCATGCTCTACATCAGCAGTTCCATTACCACCCCTACCACTTGAGGCAACTGTAATAACTTGGCCTGTAGCAGAAATGGCAGAGTATTTGATGATCTCATCATCAATCTTAAGATAGCCTGGGTTGAGATCTCCAATCGGTGTGCCACCAATGATGGCATGGAATTGAGATCCGTCGGATATCTGAATAGAAGTTGCACCAGCAGATAGAGTGCTCGTAAGTGTGGTATTTGGTACTTCAGATTTAACACCTTCAATCTCCACGTTGTTAGCACGTTGGTGCATACCGTGGTTTCTATGACTGATTGCAATTTCCTTATCATCATCTGGGTAAGAAGGTGCTGCTGTTGGATAAGCAGTATATGAGTCACCTTGATATGTTAGAGACGATACTGTGCAACTAGTACCACCTGGCTCCGATACAGTATCACTCAGGTCAAATGCCTTATTAACATAGTTTGCATATACCGTGATAGCAGATGCTGTGCCTCCCCCTGGAAGTGTAGCACCTTGAGCATAGTATGCTGTAACAACTGCGTTTGCTGATGAAGTTGATCCACTTAGTGTATCACCCTCAGAGAATGTGCCGTTGTATATTGCAGATAATTCCATAATCACAATTGACTGTGATGATGATATTCCTTGGAATGGATCGTTGTTAGCATCTAAGAAACCTGCTGCAAACTGTCCATCAATGTCCGTGATAGTTATCTTCTCAGGATCTGATGTAGCATCAAATTCCTTGATAGTACCTTCTGCATTAGATGGAGACTGTTTAATTCTTGCACCAAGAGTAAAGTTATAATTATTACCAGCTGGTAAAGATAGTTGTTGAGTCGGTTTCAGTGTCAGTATTGGATTCTCAATAAGGTTATGAACACCTCCATTACCTTTACCCAACTCAGCGTTATTGAGTATAGCACTACCAGTAGTTTGGTTAAACTTAGCACGATAGACAGTAAACTTCATATCTTCATACTGGTCAGCAGTCCATGTAGATGCGTTTTGTGACTTGAATAAGACACCAGCATATGGCTGCTCAGATATAGTTCTTGTTCCTGAGACATCGATGTCACCCATCCTTGATATCCAGACCTGATACTCGTTAGAGTCAGATAGTAATACGAAACAATATTCAATAGATTGCTTAACGTATACAGGTGATCTGAATGTAAACCTTGATGGTATAGCAGCGTTGTCTGATAATTCTATTTGATCTGGAGTGATAGTAACGTCAGAGAATGGAAGAATATCCTTAGTAGGATAACCATTTTCCATTGTCCTTATCTGCATAGAGATAGGAATGTTAGCATCCTTGGTCTTGAAGAATATATCAACACCAGTTAGGAATACACCACCTTCCTCATCACATATGAATGATTGAGCAAGAGGGTCATACCAACCAATCTGTCTAGTTTCAGTCCTAGTAGTATTAACTGTCCTAGTATCAGAAACTGTATCCTTAACTAATTCAGCATTTCTAACAGCAAGAATAGTTTCTCTGGTTGTCTTCAACTGACCAGCAGCAGTGTAGATAGTCTCAGCAGATGAGTCTACGCTACCACTACTCTTAGCGTTAGTAGGATTAGTAGTGAAACGGAATGTCCTTGATCCAGTTGCCCAACGTGGGTTGGAATCCATACCTGGGTTAGGAATAAAGAATGTACCTTTAAAACTACCAACGTTGTCTGTTAAGAGACGACGATCTTTAACTACAGCACGTGCTCCAGATGTCTGTCCTACCAATACTTCTCCGACATTCATATTGCCGTAGTAGTTAGGATTAACTGTTTCTGATAGTGATGCAGTATCAATATTAACGAAAGGTGTCTGTGATGCATAAGACTCTGCTAAAGCAGTAGTGCCAGTGCCATAAGGGTCAGTCTTGTAACCATCATTAGCAGGAGCAATCTTTAGTCTACAACCAGATGTGCTACCAACTACAGTCTCACCAACAACGAAAGGAGTTTCGTTAGTGTTAGGATCAGCAGTAGATGATTTAACAATTTCAATAACCTTAGGTGTGATATATGTTGTTACATTAACACCATCGAAGAATGCATATACTCTTGTACGAGGCTTCATACGTTCTACGTTGAATGCCACGTTACGTGATCTAATCCAAGGTATAGCAGTTTGAGATAATACGAAGTCTCCTAAAGATTTCTTATCTATCTTAGGCACAACACGTGTCCTAATACCTTGTCTTGCTTGGTTGTTAACAACCCTCCAAGTCCTTCTTTGGTGTACGAATAGAGGCTGTCTTCCTTGACCGTGACCCAATCTACCGAGTCTACGACCACCTGCACTGAATGAACCTGATCTGTTTCTAAACTGTGAAGTAGATAATAGTGATTCACCTGTCCAGTTAGTCTTCCATGATCCCCACTGAATAGGTGCGAAACCATTTTGGTCTACCTGCATATCTCTTGATACAGCAGAGAAGTCACCTTCTACGTTTTCTACCCTAGCTGGCATACGCTTGGTATCTACCCAGTCATCAGATGCAGGAGTAAGATCAACACGTCCAATGAAAGTAAACACGTTAAATGGGTTTACATTCTCTGTCCTAGAAGCATATGGTTGTGTAATAATTGCATGGTCATCCCAAGGTAGGAGTGCCATATTACCAGGAGTCCTTACTATATTAGTAGACTCTGATTCGTTTAATGCTAAAGGTACGTTAGTTGTATAGTGAGAAGGTCTTAGGAATCCATTCTGGAAATCTAGGGAGCACTTGTAGTCAACGTTAAGTACGTCACCAACATTATGATCCGTGAAGTCATCAACAACATAACCATTTTTGAGACGGTCAAATCCATTGTCATCATATGTCTTAGTATTTTCTGCCTGTGTCTCTAATAGAGATAATGATGTGTAGTATTCTACATGCTCAAGACGTTGCTCAAGATCACCAATATCTTTCATGGTATAACGACGGATAATCTCAGGGTTAATGAGAATATCTCTCTCTACATCATACACATAAGGACGGTATTCTATCTGTGCTAGAAGCATAGCATTGTCTATACCGTCTGGTGGTGGTAGATCCTCAGATGACACACCTCGCACAATCTTAAGTTGGTTATCATGTGTCAAGTATAACTTGTCAGCACGAGGGAGATAGTATGAGTAGTCCATACGGATCTCTGTATTAACCTTCGGTATGTCGAAGATAGTAGATCCACCTGCACCACCAGAGGTATCAAATTGTCTTGCACCAAAGTCTAATGAAGCACATTCTACTAAGAATGGATTGGATACTGTGCCATCTCTAGATGCTAATTCACCGACACCTGGACGGAAGTCTACTTGGTCTCTTAGGAAGTTAATTGATCCATCTAACTTATAGGTTGGTACTTCTTTGTATGCTATACCTGTATAAGATTGTGCTGCAAAATAGTCTCCTGAAGTTTCATGCTTGAAGTAATCAAAGACTATTAATATTTTACGAATAGGTGGAGTATACTGTGGATACCTAGTTAACTTACATACATCATAGAAGTGTGCTTTCTGTCCAGTCTCCAAGGTATACTGTGTAGTAACTACCTTACTACCTCTAGAAACTGATCCATCAGCATCATCTACAATAGCAGCTAATGGTAGTCCATCGTCATCCTGGCCATCTATAGCTTCACCAGCAGAAAATGGAGTCTCATTCAACTGCACATAATACAATCTCAACGTTGAGTTGATAAACTGTATGACTCTACCACGAGCACCTGATGTTTTACCGATAATAACAGACCCATTATCGAAGAAAGTAGACTCTGTTAGGACTAAGTAAGGAGGTGATGCATCAGCATCATTCTCTGATTCATATACAGCATGGACGTTATATACATCATTCAATGCGAATGAAATCTCTTCGTCTTCAATACGTGTGCCGTATAGGTTACCATAGGCAAGACCATACTTAGGTTGGTCATTATTAATTCTTGTGCGAAGGACGTTAAGACATCTCATCTTAGCAGCAGTCTTAATCTTCTTCGATACTATATTCTTAGATACTAGTGCTGTTAACTTAACTGTGTTAACGTTTGCTAAACCGTCAATAGTAACTGACTGTCTGTCAGCACCGAAGGTCACTGTAAAGTTACCACCACCAGGGTTGGTACCGTTAAGTGCTTCTAAGTCTAGGTTACCACCAACACTCCATACTGATCCAGATTCTGCAAGGATCGTTAGGATATAGTTTTCATCATCTAGTGTTGCAAACTGCTCAGATTCTGGTAGGGATACAGTAACACCACCAGATACCACAGTCTTATTATTAAATGTCCTAAAGACAAAGAATGATTCGTCAGAGATTGACTTCATCGATGTGCGAGGACAGTCAATTGTTAATTCACCGTTTTGATAGTCTTTCTGGAATACGAAAGGACGCATTCTTGCTATAGCAGATACTTCACCATCATTAACAGTACCTTTCTTAAGACCAGCTTCTAGTAATGCATGTTGTGTAAGGTAGTCAAAAATAAACGCTGACTGACCTGTTGCAGCATTAGTAGAAGTAGTGTTAATAGCAGTAGGATCTACTCTCATAATTCTAAGAGTATTCTCACCTTCATCTGAAGTATTAGTTGATGTTATTACTTCACCTGGACGTATGTCTTGTGCAAACTTTGTCCTAAATCCTTCTATTCTACTATTACCTGCTTGATCAATAGTAACAGTTGTGCCTTCAATGATCTTAACATCATTGAGCATTAAGTTAGCACCAAAGATAATTGTACCTGTGGACGCTGAATCTTCTCTACCAACTACAGATCTAGCATCAGTTAAGTTGTAAGTATGTGCTGCCTCAAGAGTACCAACAACTCGGCCATCACGCTCGATAACCTCGCCATTTATAAACTCACCTGAGACTTGCTCCAACTGACACCATGTGCCTGACCCTGCATCAGCAACGAAACCTGTTGCCTGTGATGTACGACCTCTTAATAGGTTACCAGCAGCGACTGAATTGTTACCAGCAGCGAAGTTAACTGCTGTATACATCTGCACATCGAAGATCCAGAGATCCCATATACCTGTAATAGATGTCTGTTGTAACTGGACTGTGCGACATCTACCTATCTTTCTACCAGTTACAGTGTTAGTAGTGTTACGAGTCCACTCATCTGTTAACTCTAGTACTTGATATGCTTGTCCTACACCTTCACCAGTTAGCTCGGGCCATCCATATACATCATATACTTTTAACATCTGTCCTAGTCTGAATGCTAGGATAGCATTTTGCACTGAATCAAAATCTCTTGGTTTAGGTGCGTCAACATATTGTGGCACAAGAAACTCAGTCCTGTATCCTTTAACATATGCACGACCTGGAGATACCTCAAATGCAACTAGATCATCTGAAGCAATTGATGCACCACTAGTAGTTTCTCCTACACGATATACACCGTTGTTAAAACCATCATCTAAACACTCTCTTGCTTTAATAGAGAATGTATCAATTACATAGTCTCCAGACTCTTCATAGGTTCTCCTTGCGAGAGATCTTTCAAGTTCTGAATATGCTGTGTGAGTAACAAACTGTTCAACCTTTGAGTTGTTGATACGGAGTAACTCAATAAAGTTCTTATCGGTTTCATCTGCGATTGGTTTCTTAACCAATGAAGTTTTAATTCTAAATCTGTGACCACCTGGAGCAGAATAGTTCGATGTTCCAGCTGCGTTATCATTAAGTGTCGGGTCGTCTTCTGGAGTAACGATTGACTCACTGACCTCAAGTCCAACTCTGTAAGAAGGGTTGTTGCTGTATTGATCAAGGATGAGGTGGGATGATGGAATGTCAACGAAATGTCCTCTAATAAAATATACACCAGCATTGATATATGCTGTTGATGCTATAGCAGTTGAATCTACTGGTAGCAACTGAGCGAAGGGAGATCCAACCTCAATTAGGGTTGTCCCAAAAGTGATTTCATTTTCGGCCAGTAATTGCTCGTTGGGCTGAAAAGTCTTGAGGGTAGTGTCACTAGTAGTGTCACCTGACTCAACATATTTCACATACAGTGTTACATATCCCCTTGAAGATTCTGTTGAGGGGATTGAATACAATACCTTTGCCTTAATACCAGTCGTAATACCTTCAATTATCTGACCTGTTAACTGTGTTCTATATGTTTCTACGTCTACACCAAGAAAGGACTGTTGTAGGACAACTGCCTGCACTTGTAGGTCGTATCCAACCTGACCTGGTATGACCATACTTCCTTCTTTAAAGAAGTGTTGTCCGATACTCTCCATTTGATTCTGGAGAATCGACTGCATAGTCGTTAGTTCTCTTGCCTGAATCGGATATCCTGGTCGGAATAAGACTCTGTAAAAGTTTTTATCCTTATCGAAATCGTCGAAATAAGGACTAATATTTAAATTGGTATTCTGTGGCATTGAACTAGAACTCGATTACGATTTTGATGTCTTCAATTTGGTCACCAGCACGAGTGATCGCACCTCTATTATCTATGTAGATAACCTCACCTGAGTTTGGGTCTACTTCTGCCTTTGCATAACCATTGGTAAATGACATACCTAAGTCATATTCAGCATTATTAATAACCCTTGTAGAAGATCCAGAGATGATTGGGAAGTTAATGTCTGGGTCTGCTGATGCTCCTGAGATGGCACCCACTACTGGGTTACCTCCCTCAAACTCGATTAGGTTACCAGTAAATTCTGGGAATATACCGTCAACTCTATTCTGATAATATTTAAGTACCTTAGTAGTACTATTCCATGATATAACACGTCCTCTTGCTGTTACCTGCTGTCCCCCGACAGTACGAGATTGGGTAATGATCTCGTCAGTCTGGAAGTTTCCAGTAAAGGTAGGTGCAAAAATTACGGCCTTTGTAGCACTTAAGGTCAAATCGGACGTTAGTTCTTCAGTGCCAAACTTGTTTGGGTTGATGACTAAACCGATACGACGATAGTCGTTGTCAGTTGGGAAGTCACCTGATCCTTCATCGTAGGTGAACTTAGTGTTGATCATCACACGGAAACCACCCAACTCAGTTGCTGGAGAAGCACCATGTCCCATTGTTGGTGGGATAACAACTTCAACGCTACCACCAGTACCTGTTCCAGCACCAATACCGTTGACTTCATCGATGATTACTTTACCGAAGGTGTATCCAGATCCACCAGATGTAACAGTAGCAGAGGCAATACGACCACCATCTACAACAAGTGAAACTCTACCACCTACTCCATCACCCTTAATAGGGACGTTTTCATAGGTACCATTGTTATAACCACTACCAGATGAACCGATAATGATAGTATCAATCTCTCCACCAATAGCATCTGCTACCACTGCGGTATCAGATAGCACAGGCATGTACTCGTTGGAGAAGAATTTTAAGACCTGACCAACAGGGATCGTGTACATATACTTCCAACGGTAGCCGTCAGCAGTTGTGATAATACTAGTGGACGTTCCTGTAGGTTCAACAGTAGAAGGTTTACCGTTAGGATCAGAAGGAGATGTGCCGTTGTAAATGCACTTGTATACTTGATAGGACGAGTTAACAACGTAGAAATCTGCGTCATATAACTTCGTAGCACCTGAAGATGCTGTCTTGGTCGAAGAATAATCATGGCGATACATATCATAAACGTAACCCAATCCACCAGTGGTTTGCTCTGGGGGAATCCAGTCGGTACGCCTGACCACCTGAATAGTGTCATTTGCTAACACCCTCTTCAGAGAGATCATGTCCGAATAGTCATCCGAGAATTCTTGGAATGAGTCTACTGGGTCTGGAGGTGCATTCTCGTTATCCCACGGTTGTGGTCTGCCTATGAATACATAAAGGCGATCTCTAGAAGTACCAGCTTCCAGGTCTGACTGTGTTGGGTTTGGTCCCTCAAGTGCCTTTCTAAACCTTTCGGCAGTAAAGATTCTAAATTGGTCGGTTAATAGTGCCATGTCTAGCGATTGCCTTCTTTATATTTATAGGGGTTAATCATCCTCATTTCTGAGATATGTTGTATATTCAACTGCTTTGATAGTTGCCTGAGCACCTGATCCATTACCTCTTAGCAACTCCCCCTTATTAAACTTGAAGTTTGGATCATTGCTAACAATGTCTTTAACAGAGAGAACATAATCTGCACCTTCAGATTCAGGTGCAGCATTGCTTGTTGCAGTCAGTCCTGTAGTCAAACCTTCTACTTGCTCAGTAGCAGTAAATGTAGTTCCAGTAGTTAATGTAACAGTCAATGATGCTAGTGACTGATGTGCATCTCCATCACCTAAAGCACCAGCACCCTGTATAGTTGCTACTAGAGGAGTTGCATTACCATCATATATCTGATCACCCGATTGGAATAATGTAGTGTTTTGACCACCAAGTGTCTCCTCAATACCATATTTAGATGATGCTATACCACCATCTAAGTTAATCTGATTCTCAAACTCAGTACCAGTGTTAACAAGGTCGATAATACCATCACCAAATTGCTGCACACCGTTGTTATCAGTGTACTCTTCATCATTATCTTCAAATACTCTATTAAGAATTGCACTTAATGGATCAGTGAATGCAACAATATCATTACCCTCAGATTCTACTAGTACGTGTGGTGCTACACCTGTGCCTGATGCTCCAGCAGTTCCAGCGACAAATGCGATGATCTTAGATTTCTCATTAGATCTACCACCATCAATAAATGCTAACTCGTCAACTTCAAATACAAGATATAATGCTCGGTTAGCAACATCCCAGTCATATACAATAGCAACTCGGTTAGTTGAACTCTCAACTACACGTCTTACTTTGTCTGTTACTTGGAATGAATACTGTGTTAAACCAGTATTAGCATCATCCTGTAAATTATCTAGGATGACTTTCTGGTCAAAACGGAAGTTTGTACCTCTATCACATCCTGTGAGAGAAGTAGCAGTCTTACCAGTATATCTAATTAACTCTCTACCTAGTAAGACCTTTCCAGATCCTGCATATGGATTGGTATCCTCAACATATACTGTTGATGCTGAAGATGAGACGTTAGATACTATACCAGCAAGGTTGTAAAGTACTGAATTAAGAGATTGGCGGTTTCTTGCCTCTCTTATTAGGTTAGTATCTCTAGTAAAGATAACCTCTGGAGGATCTGTATATCCACCACCTCCAGTCAGTAAGTCAATATTTGTAATTACACCAAGGTTAATGAATGCTTCAGCAGTAGCACCTGATCCACCACCCTTAATGAGTTGAATCAATGGTGGCTCTTCAAAGAATTCACCTTGATTAGTTAATGTAATAGATGTAACTTGACCAAATTGATTAACAGCAGCAACACCAGTACCACCCTGTCCACCACCACCTGAAATAATGATGTTGACATCTTCTTCAGTATAGTTACGTCCTGGTTGCTCAATAGCAAGACCAGTTATCAATCCTGTGATTGGTACTAATTCAGATCCAGATCCACCACCACCTTCAATGCGAGCAGTAGATTCAAAATAACCGTCACCAGGGACAGTCATCTGCACAAAATCTATACCACCATCAGGTTTAAGGTATATGTTACCTCTTGCATCTTTAGATGAAGAATCATCTTCAATTATCAAACGTAATGGATCGTATCCCTCACCAGGATCTAATACTTCTACAGCAGTTATCTCACCAAGGTCTCCCTCAATGACTGCTCTAAGCACTGCATCTCTAATTGGTGTGCCACAATTCTCAATACGCAGTCTAGGTGGATCATTAGGATCGTATCCACTGCCTTTATTAATGACAAAGACATCCCTGACCCCAGATAAACTGTTGAATACTGGGACTATTTGGGCACCACTACCAGGGACTGTTCTTGCCATATTAGACTACCGTTAAGTTTCCGACCATTGCTGGATGCATTGTGCATTGGTAAACATATGTTGTACCAGCAGCTAAAGATTGTGGGACTGTCCATAATTGGACTCCCTCTTGTGATCCACTAACACCATCAGTTACAGATCCACCACCTGAGGTAGTTCTTAAAGCAAATGGGTGTGCAGCACCTGTTTCATTGTTAAATCTGTATGTGAATCCACGATAAACATATATTGTAGGATTGTCTGTTGTAGTATTAATACCACTACCAGTGAATCTATATGCAGAATTACCAGTAGCAGATACTATAAGGTTAAGACAAGGAGATTCAATTGGATCCCATGATGTACCATTGTATACAACGTTATCACCCTCCATTGCTCCACCACTGAGGTAGAAGTCAGCATTAAGGGTAACTGTGTTAGCAGTTACAACAGATGCAAGACCAGTACCACCAGATATAGCAAGAGAAGACGTTGCCAACTGTGCAGTTGTTGTACCAGCATCACCAGTAACTGTCTTATAAACTTCTTGGACTACGTTAGGTGCATCATTGGTGATCGTTAGGTTATCACCAGATACAGCAGTGCTAATTGATGCACCACCAATTAAATTAATAGTAGCAGTTGCACTACTTGCAGTCTTACTTCCAGAATCACTTCCTATTACTCCGTAGGCATTTTGGTTTGCATCACCAAGTGCCCCTGTCATGTCTATTGTGAGAGTGTCTCCGACGATTGTAGTCGTGACATTAGTGCCTCCCGCAACTGTAAGGACATCAGTAGCAGCACTAGCAGTAGTACTGCCAGTGTCAGCAGTGAATCCTTCAAATAAGTTTTGAGTCGTGCCACCGCCTCCTCCACCTG